CCCATGCATTTTGTGCATTTCCTACAAACCCGTAAAATCGCAAAATAATGCTTGACAAATAAGCGCCCATCTGCTATACTACAATCAGAGGGGATAACAAACCTCAATATAATGAACCTACAAAGCCGAACAGAAAAGAAAGGAAGCACAACAATGAAAAACATCACTAGGGGAATCACTTGCTACAATTACAACTTTGGCGTAGTGTCTGGCACGCAGATCAAGAACGTCTGTACAATGGAGAGCTATAATAAGCTTGGAGAACGTGAGCTTAAACGCCGCTGTAAAGACCTTGGAGAAAAAGTTATCATGTACGCTTGCATCGAAACAACCCACTACTATCGCATGCCCTTGGGCTTCTTCCTAGAAAACGCTGAGAGGGTTGAGAAGGAGGAAGAGCAATGAAACCATGCGGGGTCGAAGTTGCCTACAAGGTAGACGGCAAACTTGAAGTAGCGCTAATATCACTCGATCTATATAGCAAGCTAATTGACCACATCGCAAATCTTCACGGCGAATTGATCAGCGTAAAAGTGATATCTATTTAAGGAGGCCAATTAAAATGAAGCGTCATATCATCGTTGAAACAACCGATCTAAAGCATTGCCTGATAGCCGCCAATTTCTTTAGGAACTGCAACACAGCCCTATATTTAATCCGCCAGCGCGGCGTCTGGCAACTAAGTGCCCGGTATTAACCGGGCACTTTTCATGCCCACAGCTCTTACACCCCACTTGTTAAAATTTTAACAATCGAACATTTGTTCGCACTCATGGGCCGCCTCCGGCATCGACTAACCCGCCCAACCTACCAATTTAATTGGTAGGTTTAACATCGCGCACCCGGTTAGCGTAAGCTAACACTACTTTACACCAACCTATGAAAATTCCGCATGTCATGTTCATAACCAGTTCACATTTCCTTGCTACAATATAACCATGGAAGGAGGACAAACCAAATGAAATACGTCACAAGAGAGCGAGCCGTTAGCGCCTTCCGATTTGGGAAGCACATCCCGCCCAAGTGGTACATGGACCTATTGAACCGTGGAAAAGTGTTTGCAAGTAGAGAACACAGCGAAAAAGGTGTAGAACTAAAACTAAAAATCGTATTACCCGGCAAGACATGCCTTGCAGTCCCCGGCGACTGGATTCTATTAGACCCCGAAGGCAAAATAAGCGTGCTTTCCCATGATGAATTCGTACGCACATACAGGGAGGTAAACGATGGATGATTATGCTGTAGGAAGATTCAAAGCGTTTTATAACCTCATTATTTACGGCTACGATACAATGAACTCACCTCAGGTGGTAAACTCCAGTTGCCGTAATAACCAGGAACAAGAGGAGGGCTACAATGCAGGAATAGCAGAAATCGCGCTCAACAAAAAGGAAATATGTGCATATATGCGCAGAAGAGACGTGGAGAAGGATGCGGAATCACTTTATGGATCGGGTAATTCATTATAAAGACTATACTTACCCCTTCCTAGCCGGTCTGTGGGTTATCAGGCCGGACCCCACGGGGTAAACCCGCTCCCTCCAATCACAAAACGAAAGGAAGTGAACACTCCCTCCACAATTCAATATGTTGAAACGGTACATTCTTAACAGTACAGAGGGAAGCGAGCAAAATCCCCGCGATTCTAAATTTAAAGAAAGCAAGAACTTGAACAGGAGGAAAAACCATGGTAAAGTACATGACCAGAACAGTAGATACTTATATTTATCATCTGGGAAGCATCGAGAACAGCGGAGATGCAACCACTATCATCCCCGTAATCGACATTTTCAGCGAAAAGAAGCTGGGCGAGCGAGAGACAAAGAAGCTTCTGAAAGAGCATGGCGCACAGATCGTCTACAAGATCGACAACGTACCTCATACCTATCGCCTGTCTCTTGACAAGTTCATGGAACTGGTCGAAGAAGTCCCCGCAAAGAACAATAAGTAAAACAATCAAATTTTAGGAGGAAATAACAATGGATATGAATAAGCAGATGCAGGCGTTTACCGGGTCTGAGACTTCCGACATGTTTGTCAGCTTTGACCCCGTTTCCGGTGAGGACAAAATCAAGCTGTACAACGCGATTAACGCCCCTGAGACCAGAATTGCCGACATGGTCAACAAGCCCATTTGCCTGACTGACGTTATCATGGTCAAGTGTAAAATCAACGACAAAGGTCGATCCGCTGAGCGGGATGCAATCCGTGTAATTCTGATTGACGACCAGGACGAAACGTATGCGGCCACCTCTTCCGGTATCACCAACAGCGTCCGCAACATCTTCAACATTTTCGGCACCCTGCACTTCCCTGAGGGGCTGAAAGTAACCATTGAGCAGATTAAGACCAGCAACGGGAACACCCTGACCATGAAGCTCATGGCCTAACAAATGCGTCCCGTTATTCAATCTAGGGAGGGGCGTAAGCCCCTCCCTTTAATCAAAGGAGGTGTAAAATGGCATCCCGCACAGTATCCGAAAACACAAGCCGCATCTTAACAGAGGGGGCCGATTTTATCTCAAAGAAATTTCGCCTACCATGTGAGATCGACCCAGACGCGGCTTTAGTTCTAGCTCAAATTGCAACATTTGGGAAGGGGGTCATGGTATGGCACGGAGGAAAAGAGGTACAACAGGATCAGCTGAAAATAAAAGTGTCTATAGCCCAACAGAACAACAACTGAAAAAGCTACAAAGCGAGATAAAGAACTACAACAGGCGTTTACAGAGCGCAATTAAAAGAACATCTCCAGAACTAAGAGAATATTTACCACCGAAACTTTCATATACAGAGGAAGCAGGTAAAATAAAATCAGCAAAGGGATTTAAGCGCAGAATAGAGACCCTACAGAGATTTGATAGGGCCGGACTTGAGCTAACAACCCTTGAAGGCCGCCCAATAGCAAAGGCATCGCTTGACCTGTTAAAGCGCTCAGTGGCAGAAGAGAATAGACGGCGCAAAAAGCGACTTGCCACACAGGCAGAAGCACAAGAGCGTTTAGGTAGATTTCCTACTCAGCCCGTATATGGCACAAGGCCAATAACACTCTCAAAAATAATAGCAGACGAAGAAAAGCGTCGGAAAATAGAAATAGATTTCCTAGAGCCCTCAGAAGCCGACCCACTAACAGAAGCATACAGGCAAAATTACATTAGACATGTATATGAAGCCATGCAATTATGGAACATGACAAACGGAGAGGACCCAGAAGTCACTAATCTTATAATGCAAATCATAGGGTTAGTATCAAGTGCATCAAAAGAAGTTATCGACGCTTCAATAGGCATACCAGAAACAAGGATAGACATAGTTTCAGACTATGAGTTATTCATGAATAACCTAGCCTACATACTGGGACTCTGGGAAAGCCTATGATATGGGAATATATGCGGCTGACTTTGAAACAACCACAAATCCTGATGACTGCCGGGTGTGGGCGTGGTGCATTTGTGATATCTATAACATAGATGAAACTATAGAATATGGAGAAACGATTTACAGCTTCATAGAATACATATCAAACTTACACGGCAAAATATACTTCCATAATCTGAAATTTGACGGAACATTTATAGTAGACTATTTACTAAAACACAATTTTGAGCACTCACAGGAAAGGAAGATATATCACAATGAATTTAGTACCCTGATATCAGATATGAGGCAATGGTATCAAGTCCGCTTTGTGCCGGACAGGGAATCAGGCGTAGAGGATGAAATACAAATAACAGATTCACTAAAAATCCTTCCAATGCCCATATCTGACATGCCAAAGTCTTTCAACATTGAAGAGAAGAAGCTAAAAATTGACTACAAGGCAGATAGAGAAATAGGGCATGAATTGACGCAGGAGGAGAAAGACTACGTTGCGCACGATGTTATAATCTTAGCAAAAGCGCTAAAATTTATGTATGACCACAATCAAACAAAACTTACAACCGGGTCAAACGCATTAAACGATTACATACACAGGCTAGGAAAAGAAGAGTATAAAGTAAGATACCCAGAACTAGACCTACCCACCTTCACAGATTTCAAGAAAGCGTATAAGGGTGGCTTTACCTATGTAAACCCAGCATACAAAGACAAGGAAGTAAAAGAAGGAGCCGTATTTGATGTAAATTCGATGTACCCGTGGGCAATGAAAAATTGCTTACTTCCTTATGGAGAGCCTGTATATTTCCCAAAGAAATACAAAGAAAATCCAATGTACCCTCTATACATACAATGCATATTATGCGAATTCAAGTTAAAACCAAATCACTATCCATGCATACAGATAAAAGGACATTTCATGTACCACGACACGGAGTATCTAACACAATCAATAGAGCCAACCTATTTATACCTAACAAGCGTAGATGAGAAGCTAGTATTCGATCACTATGACGTTAATGTAATAGAGTGGTGCGGCGGATACATGCTAAAAGGAACGCACGGCCTATTTGACGAATACATAGACTATTGGTACAACGAAAAGACCGAAGCTAGAATAGAGGGAAATCCGGGGCGCGAGAAAATAGCGAAACTAATGCTAAACTCTCTGTACGGAAAATTCGGATCAAAGAAAAAGGGAAAGTCTTGCATCCCATACTTAAGAGAAGATGGTAGAATAGGATTTAAGCTGTCAGAGGAGGAGATAAGAAAAGGTGGATATATCCCGATGGCCTGTTTTATAACCGCCTATTGCAGAGACAAAATAATTAGAGGAGCGCAGACATGTGGAGATAGATTCATATATGCAGACACGGACAGTCTACACGTATCAGGAACAGAGCCACCGGAAGGGCTGTGGGTAGACAACAAAGCCCTAGGAGCATTTAAGTTAGAAGAAACATTCATTAGGGCCAAATTTATACGTCAGAAAACCTACCTAGAGGTAACGCTAGGGAAAGACTATCAAGAAAAAATAAACATAAAATGTGCCGGTATGCCTAAGAACGTTAAAGAGACAATAACTGAAAGCGAATTTATCGAAGGAGCAGTATTTGACGGAAAACTCCTTCCCAAAATCGTCCCCGGCGGCGTCATTTTGAAGGAGACAACCTTCAAAATAAAAAAGGCAAAAGGGGTTGACAACTCGCTTTCATTATGATACAATACCCTAGAGGGGTCCTTGCTTTCCTAGTGTCCCCGTCCGGGGCACCGGGGCGAAGAGCCTTCCCGGGTGGGAATTGGCGGTGGTGTGCTGACACAGTGGAGGGCAAGGATTTCCCTTATTTTACAGAGGTGATAAAGTGGACACTAAGGACACGTCCATGTATTACAATGCAGATGACACGCTCTCAAGAAACAGGTTATTTAATTTTGTTGTAGGCGCTCGTGGAGCTGGTAAGACCTACGGAGCCAAAAAGAGGGCAATTAAAAATTTCACCGAAAAAGGCGAACAATTTGTATATCTTAGAAGGTACGACACAGAAATGCCTCAGTCACAGATGCGAAACTTTTTCGATGATATCATGCAGGAGTTTCCGGACCACGAGTTTAAAGCGGATCGTGGGTTATTCAGGATAGACAAGGAAGTCGCCGGGTGGTATTTCCCGCTGTCAAAAGCAGTAATGCTTAAATCAATGCCGTTCCCAAACGTCACCTTGATTATCTTTGACGAATTCATCATTGGAGCAGGAGCATACCGCTACCTTCAAAATGAAGTCGTGACCTTCCTTGAATGTTACTCAACAATATCAAGAGACAGAGATGTGCCAGTATTATTCTTGAGTAACGCCGTTACATTCAGTAACCCTTATTTCCTATATTTCAACCTATCATTAGAGAAAGGACAGAAAAGAAAGCTACTAAAGGACATCCAACTAGAGACAGTCACAAACCCAGCATACGTAAACCACGTAAAACAGACCAGATTTGGGCGTCTGATAGACGGAACAGAATATGGGTCCTATTCAATGGACAACGAGTTCTTGCTAGACACGGATTCATTCATTGAAAAGATGGTTACAGCCTGCTTCTATGTTACAACGATACTAATAGACGGCTTCAAAATTGGCGTGTATAGGGACATGAACTCTGGTATTTTCTATCTATCAGAGAAAACTGATGACACAAGAAAGATAACAATAAGCCTAACATTAAACGACCATAACAATTCAACCGTATTAGCTACAAGAAACAACATAGTTATAAAAGGTATAATGGATGCTTTCTCTGCTGGCATGCTGAGATTTGAGACACAAAAAGTAAAGAATTTAGCATGGCCCATTCTAAGAAAGCTACTATAACAAATGGAGGGTTACAAAATGGCATACGAATTTACACAGGATTCTTTCCGGCAGTTCTCTGAGGAAGTTATCTCCGCGGGAGGAGATCAGGCCACCTTAACGACTTTATTGAGCCAGATGCAAGACGTTATCATTGATAATATCGGAAAAATGGAACAGCTTACGCAAAACAATGAGAACGTCACCAAGGAAAATGAGCGGCTCAAGAGTGCAAATATGGACCTGTTTCTGAGGATCGGTTCTCAGGCTGAGGCCATTGAGACCAAGGAGACCACCAAAGCCAAGGAGACTACCAAGGCCAAGGAAACCACCAAAGAAGAGCCGGTTGGAGTTGACGATTTTCTAAAGAATATCTATAAGGAGGATAACAACAATGGCAACTAAGAACAACCCTATTGCTAGCCCTGAAATGATGAACGCAATCCGCAATGATGCGAGTGACGCCTATAAGGCCGCTGTGCCTGTAGCCACTCCCGCAAATCTGGCGGACGTAGGAAACCCTATCCTTGCATACGATGCAATGGCCAACGAGTTTCTGAGTGCCCTGGTAAATAAGATCGTTGCTACCATCCTTTACCGCAAGATGTGGAACAACCCTCTGTCTATGCTCCGCAAAAACGCTGAGCCTCTTGGACTTGACGTTGAGGAAGCCCACGTGAATCCGGCTACCGCTCAGGCATATGATGGCACTGAAACCGGTATGGCCGCAGTTCTGAAAATGACGAAGCCTGACGTTGCCGCCGCGTGGTATCGCCTGAACCGCCAAGATAAGTACCCTGTTACCATCAACAACGAACAGCTCACAAATGCTTTCGTATCCTGGAACGCCCTGGAAAATCTGATTCAGGGCATCGTAGACAGCCTTTACAATGCAAATACCATTGATGAATTCAAGTACACCAAGCAGTTGGTTGTTGATGCAATTACTGACGCGAAGCTGAAAACAGTTCCAGCCGTTATGCCCACCAATGAGGCCACCGGAAAACAGTTTCAGGTACAGCTCCGCAACATGTCCATGCTTTTTACCTTCCCTTCCAGTGCGTACAACAACTATAAACTCATGGGAGGCACGGGCAATGACCGCGTAACATGGAGCCCCATCGAAGATCAGCTCATTATCATCCGCGCTGACGTTGCCGCTAATATCGGAGTTGAAGTCCTGAGCGCGGCCTTTAATCTGAGTTACGCCGATTATCTGGCAAGACAGATCATTGTAGATGACCTGGGTGCCGATAACAAGACTTTGGCTGTGCTGGCTGACACAAAGGCCTTCCAGATTCGAGAAAAGCTCCGCCGTTTCACAACCTTCTATAACGGGTCCGCGATGAACTGGAATTATTGGCTGCACGCATGGGACACCTTCTCTCTGTCTCCCTTCCACAACTGCGTGGCCCTCCGCACCGAGTAAGAGCAATTTAGGGAGGGGGGCGCAAGCCCCTCCCAATAGAAAGAAGGTGAAACCATGGCATTATGGAGACCCGAAACAACTATATATCTGTGTACAAATACAGGCATAGATCAGTATAATAAACCATACTTTGAATCCAACGCCGCAATGCAAGGGTGGTTAGCCGGAAAAGTAAAGGCATCTTTCACCCAATACTCATACCAGAGAGCAGACGAGCGGCAGTACTGCCGCGTAGAATACAATTATAACGACGCTCTTACATGCGACATTATCATGTGGCAAAATACCGGAACCGGACCGCGCTGGATTATCGCGAACATTACAGGGGTTGAGTGGGTAAACCCGAACACAACAACCATCTATTTTGAAGTAGACGCATTTTGCACCTATTGTGGAGACATAAATTGGGCAACATCCTATAGTCTAGTAGAACGAGAGCACGTAACAAATGACTGGAAGGGCGCAAACCCAAACTGGATTAACATAGGAATACCCGAGGGAATGGGCGGCACCCCCGACCAAGTTGTCTATGACCAAATAAAGGCATACGCACCGGACACGTTCGTTGTATTCACTCCTTATGATTCTTCCGGACAACCAATGTTTGGAGGCACTGTAGAAAATAATGTGTTTAACGGCTTAACTATGAGAACTTTTTCAAGCGCAGGAGCCGTTAACAGTTATTTGCAGAGCGTAGCAGAATCAAGCGAGGGAAAGCTAGAGAATATCCTAGGTGTTTACTCCGTACCCGGCGATTTCCTATCCGATTTGTCAGAAGCAGTTGAAACTATTCCGCCGTGGCAAAGCGGCGGAGCAATTGGGCCAGACCTTTGCAGAAATGCAAAATGTTATTCTAGTGAATTTTGCGTGGCGCAAGTAGAGGGCATGAACAGCGAGACAGTGACATACAAACCCGAGCTAATCACAACACAAGGCACGTTTAACTTCCATATCTACGGGCGCTTCATCGGAGGCGGCGGAGGAATCATTGCAACGCCAGACGCCTATGACTACATGGGAAACCCCGGAGAATACGGGTGCGCAATCACTGTATTTCCGCAAGGTGCATGGGTTGGAAATCAATATGCTCAGTATCAACAGACCAACAAAGTAAACATTCTAGCAACCACAGCAAAATCAGCTGGATCTTTCATCCTTGCAGGAGCCGCTGCTGCCACAGGCGTAGGAATGGCCGCCGTTCCGGGACTCGTTGCAAGTGGCCTCAGTAGTGCGGCAAGTATTTGGGATGCAGATACAAAGGCTAAAAAGGGCTCAGCCGCTGTTAATGGCTCTGTGTCCTCTGACCCCATCCTAGCTGCCTCAATTGGCCAGTTTGGTTTCAAATTCCGCTGGTACATGTGCAACGAAAGTATCATGAAATCTGTTGACAGCTTTTTCGACCGCTACGGCTACAAGGTCATGAGGCTGAAAGTGCCAGAGCGCAACAGCCGTCCATGCTGGAATTTTGTTAAGACTTCTGAGGGTCACGTATCCGGTGCTATTCCAACCGTCTACAGAGAGCGCATTGAAGCAATGCTAAATGCTGGTGTCACATTCTGGAACGTAGGAGCCAGAGCCATCGGTGACTTTTCCAACCCGTCCGCTAACAAGAGTTAGGAGGTTGCCATGGAAACTGTAATTGTTGCTATACTCTCTCTAATCGGAACGCTAGTTGGAACTTACGCAGGAATTGTTTCAGCCAACAAGGTGACAGAGTGGAGAATAAAGCAAGTAGAATCTAAAATATGCACCCTATCAAAACAAGTGGAAGAACTTACAGCAACAGTGAACTACATACAAGGCAAAATGGAGGTACTACATGACCATTGAGTTTATAACAGTTGTAGCTCTAGTGCTCATTTATCTGGCAATCTATATGTTACTAATCCCGGTTGGAAAACGCCTACACTACATTATGTCCAGAACAGTATTCAAAAATAAACCGATCAACCATACCGCATATTGGCTGACATACATAGTGGTAAATATTATTGTATCTCTCACAGGAATGATTATCATTTTCAACCTAGTAAAATACACTGCGGAGGTATGGATTATATGACCAATCTATTGAAACGATTAGCTAACCTCATGTCCGTTAAATCACTAGTAACAATCGCCCTGACAATCGTGTTTTGCATTATGGCATATAAACAGACAATCTCACAAGACTTTATGACCATATACTCTGTTGTTATCGCTTTCTTTTTCGGTGCTCAAAGTGCCAAGAGCAACAACCAGGAACTTCAAAACGACCTAGAATACGCGGAAACGAAAAACGCAGAATTATATAACCAGTTGATGGAGCTGTCAAAAGAAAACGCGGCCTTAACCGCTGAACTAAAGGAGGCGTACAACGATGCATCTAATCAGAAACTACCTGACGAATAACGATTGTTATAAAGCAGGAAAGCCTCTGAACATCCGAGGAATTATGGCGCACAGCACAGGGGCAAACAACCCATCCCTAAAACGCTACGTACAGCCAGACAAAGACGGTATTGGCGTAAACAAGAACGGTAATGACTGGAACCACCCCGGCATTGATACCTGCGTACACGCCTTTATTGGCAAGCTGGAAGACGGCTCCATTGCCACCGTGCAGACCCTCCCATGGAACATGCGCGCGTGGCACGCCGGTTCAGGCCGTTGGGGATCGGCAAATAACTCCTATATCTCTTTTGAGATTTGTGAGGACGGCCTTACAGACCCAGATTATTTCAACGCTGTATATACAGAGGCTATAGAACTCTGCGCCTATCTATGTAGGCTCTACAGGCTGGACCCATCACAAGAGGATGTCCTAATCTGTCACTCTGAGGGCTTCACTCTAGGGGTAGCATCCAATCACGCTGACGTTATGCACTGGTTTCCAATGCACAACAAAACGATGAACGACTTTAGAACAGATGTATATGCACTCCTGAAAAGCGCCGGTGGAGCATCCCCGGAAGAGATCGTAAGAGAATACCGTAAGACACTACAGGACAATGACGCAGAGAACTGGTCAGAAGAGGCCAGAGAATGGGCAATTAGAAACGGTCTTATTACAGGATACGAAGGAAATTACATGTGGCAGGATTTTGTAAATAGAGAACAATTAGTTACCATTCTTAAAGCCTTCAATAAAACATTGGGAAATCCCGTGCCGTAAACTACACTCAACTCCCGGCGTCTACCGTCAACTCCCGTAGAGGCAATTAAAGACCAGAGCTTTTCTGTTATGGACTAGGCTGGCCTCGTGAGACCAGTATAGAAAAGCCCAGTTAAGCCCAGAACTGCATATTAGTTAAGGGCAAGGGATACGCCTAGACAGGACACGACAGTTTATTCTCCGATGTTAGTTTAGGAGGCGTTACAATGAAAGTATTTATTTCACAGCCCATGATTGGATTTTCCAGGGAAGATGTTTTGAGGAGAAGGCAGGAGGTAAAACTGAGATTGTTCCATGAGCTGGGCGATTATAATATAGAGTTTATTGAACCACGCGTTAGTTATTCTGACCCGATTCTGAATATCGGTGAATCTATTAAGAGGATGGCCGGTGCTAGTGTAGCTTATTTTATGCATGGGTGGGAAAAGCATAGAGACTGCATCATTGAGCATGAAGTGGCCGTTCAATATGGAATAAGGTGTATTACGTATGAGGGTTAAAAAGCGCAATGGGCCGTTCTCTAAACTGTATAGTAGGATTTTGGGCTGGATTGTGGTGTTGTTTTTAGCCTGCTTGTTGGCTGGAGGGTTTTATCTGGCTCTGCTGTCTATCAAGTATCAGTACACGGGAGCTTTGGCTTGTTGGACCATATGTGCAACACCTATCGGAACGGCTGTTACGATTGTGCTAGGTAAGACCATAGACAAAGAGATACAGAACGTAAAAGGACCTAACGGAGAGGGACTTGATTATACAAACGGCGCAAAGGAATACAACGTGGATTCTGCGCCGGTTTAGGAGGTGGTAAGATTGTTTGATTGCTTTTTCGGTGCAAATCTTCCGGGCATAGTATTCCCATCTAACGGAGCTAGGGCGGAGGTCTTAAACGCACAGCAGACCATAGAAATTTATAACCGATTTATCAATATGGCGTTAAGCCGGTTTAGATGGACGGGCCTGCCGGACAGTTGCAATGAACGCGCGCTTGAAATGACGCTGTTGTTTTACGGCGTGGCGCTGTTCGCTAATGATCCGGACCTAGGGTATATCCATACGGCGGTAACTTTGCCGGGGCCTTTTAACATCTACTATGAGAGCGTAGTGAGAGAGGCGTATAGTTTCGAGTATCGACACAAATTTGACATTGATAATAGCGTGTTGATTAGAGCTAATAAGACTATGACGCCAGACTATCTTTCTATTTGGAACTATTCACCCAAAATTTCAAACGCACTCAGAAGCATCGATATCCACACTGAGACTATCAAGAGACCATTTGCAATTCAGTGTGACGAGAAGGACAAGCAAAGCGCTATCACGGCGGCAAACAAAATTGCCGGGAATGAGATTGCTATTTTCGGCTCTAAGTTCGGTAACCCTGAAAGCGTGAAGGTAATGAACTTTGGCGTAAACTGCGTGCTGAATGAGATGTGGGCAAATGTGCGAAACTACATGCAACAGCTTTGTACTAGCTTAGGAATCGATAGCCTTACAAGCGACAAGAAAGAGCGCCTTATTTCTGCGGAGGGGCAGGGGCAGAGAAATCCCACGCGGCACATTATTGAGAGTGAGCTGTGGTGCAGGGAAAGGGCATGTGAGGAAATCAATGCTATGTTTGGGCTGAATGTGGGCGTGGAGTTGAACGCCGTGGAAGATTTCATGGAAGAGTTTATTGAGATGGATAAGGGGTTCCAGGAGGGAGGTGACGGCGGTGCGTCAACTAATAGGGACGAGCCAGATTAACCCGGAATTGGGGGAACTCGTTTCGGGTGGGTATGAAGTTTTCAACGACTGGTGGAACACCTTTATTCCAGAACATAAGAAGCACCTAGAGGGAAAGATTATAACATACTATTGGTTTAACCAGATCGGCGCGGAGACGCCGGACAGATTCAAGCATTTTCTTAACGCGGAATTGATGAAGATTATGCCATACTATAACAGGCTATATGAGAGCGAGCTAATTAAGTTTGATCCCATGTTGAATCAGTTGGTCAAGACTAATGGTAGAAACGTCGAGAATCTGCTTAGGGTAGCTAATTCCGGTGAGAATTCGGCAGCGGTTATGCTCAGGGATTTCGTGAATAGTCATAGGGATGACGAAAGCACGAAAGGGAATTTAACTGGAGCATATGACAGCACATTAGATCACACGGCAGAAGAGACATATGAAAAGCAGGGCGACAAGACTTCTAAGGAAGTTGTTGACGAGGATGTAACCGGAACTAAAGATTCTACAACTAAGGTTGTGGATAATACGACTGAGGACAATTCTAAGGATATTACGCGGGAGCTTACTAAAGATAGGACACTGAATGAGACAGTAGAGACGACCAGGGACACGACTACTAAGACCGAGGGGTCTGGGACGAGTGATAGCACGCTTGATAGGTCTGTGAATACGGACGGAACAAAGCTTTATTCGGATACACCTCAAAAGAATGTCAATTCTAGTGGAGGCGTGCAGAACAGCGTTGTTTGGAACTATCTGACCAACGCAACGCAAACAGGCGAGAACCAAAACACCGATGAAAGTACGCATACTAGCAACAGCTATACAGAGGATAAAACGGAAAAGGTAACAGAGAACACGACTAGGAACGTGACGGAAAACGAAACTGAAAATGAGACGGTTGGAGAGACTGAGAAAAAGAATAAGGACTATACGAGTGATACAACATACCATGAGGATACAACAGAGAACACAGATAGGACTACAAACTATAATGAAGATTGGCATGAAAACGGCAAGTCCAACCTCACCGAAAATACCACGGGACACAATGATACCGTTGAGGATACAACGGGAGAACGTCATACAGCTGGAATCGAGCAGGGCAAGACAGATGAAAAGCATGCGCAAAGCAAGGATAGAAAAGAAGATGAGACGCAGACAAAGGAAAGCGGAATTGAGGAAGTTGTCAGCGGGTACGTTGGTATTAGTGGGTCTGAATTGCTGGCGGCTTTCCGTAAAACCTTCATCAACGTGGACGAAATGATTATTGAGGCCCTTAGAGGGTGCTTTATGGAGGTATTCTAATGAAAGATTGTTATCATGATTTTGACCATTGCTGTGAGCCCGATCCTTGCAAGCCTGAGCATTTCCCAGCCAAACAAGAAAAAGCGGGAC